GACGAGAACGTTAGGCGTGAACTGCGGAACGCTGAGTTTCAAGCGTATCAGGAGATTGCTGTTCCACCGCCGCTCCAAATGCAACTGCCTGAACCTCAGTTTGCACCGGACGCACAGCTCCAACTTCCTAAATTTAACACCGGTCTTTCGATTGCTAGCGCAGTTGTCGGGGCTGGTCAGACGTTCCTTGGCGGACTTAGTGACACTACTAAGGACAAAATGAACAAAGGTATCAGTAATTTCTTCGGACTCGGTTAGAAACGGCAATGCCTAAAGAATTTCAAATCGGGTCACGTTATCAGGGCTATGCACAAACCCAAGGGTTTAATCCAATCAAGCCCCCTGACGTGACACCTCTCCTACGGGAGAACAGACAAGCTGAACAAAACAATCTGCAACGCATGCTGGATCAAAGCATGAGTGTGATGCGGATTAACGATCAGGAAGAACGTAACGCCCTACAACGTCAGAACGACATTGCAAAGGTTGTACGTGATTTTGAACTTGACGATCTGACTGAGTTTAGTCAGACGTTGACTAACGCTATCACAGGTTATCAAAAGTACCGTCAAGAAAAAGACATCGAAGCTGGTATGGCTTTGGCGTACACTGACGGTCTGCCTGAAGATTCAATCAGACAATTTAAAGAAACTGAACAAAAAGCTGAAGAAGCTGCTACCATCTCTGAAGGTGTGGCTGCTTCGCTTGAAGCTGAAGATGCACCTACTGACATCATTTCTCGTGCACGTAACCTCAGTGGCTGGAAAGCCTACGGTTACGCACGGGGCATTGCTCAGCTAGGTGGTCAACAGTATGCTGTGTTTTACGAAGAAGCAGCAGAACGGGTAAAGATTCCTATTGGTGGTCGTTTGGTAACCCTTGCTAACGCCAAGGATAGCTCTGAGCGTGCTGCTGTGGAAGCAGAGATCCGCCGTCAGTACCTCAAGAACTTTGAGGGTATGAACTTGGGTCTTCTGAATGAATACCTGTTCCCCGCAATGAAGCAGTACGAAGCCAAAGCGGCTACGTCATTTGCTATCGAGATGCGTGAACGGCTGCAAGCAGAACGTAAAACTACCCTGCTAGATGAGCTGTCAGGTTACGTCAAAAACAACAATGCAGGTGAAGGTTTTATCAAACTTATCAATCTGCACCAGTATGATTTTGGTGGCCGCGGCAAAACACGGGAAGTTTTGATCCAAGAACTCAAAGATGGTTTAAGTTCAGGTCGTTACAAGCCTGAGCAGATCGAAGCTTTACTTGACTACGAATTTGACAAAGACGGTAACGGCAAACTGGTCAAGGTTCGCAAAGCCTTTGAACGTCAGTTTGAAGATTTTGATGAGTTAATTCGTCAAGCAAAGCGGGGAGAAATAGAAGACGCGAACGAAGACCGCAAACTTAAAATGGATGCTTTCGTTCAGGATCTTAGGGATCGTGTCGAAAGGCGTGGTGAACCTTTAAGTGAAGGTGAACGCCTGCAGCTTATGCGTCAGTCTCTCAAGATGTTTGACCAGATCCCTGAGTATCTTCAAACTTATACTACCTTAGAGGATCTTGACAAAACTGAAAGTGAGCGTCGTGCAAAATACTTGCTTGCTGCCAAACAGTTTATTAGCACTGCAGAAGCTCGGACTCTTCACCCAGAAGTCGCTGCAACCTATATGCAGCAAGGAAAGGTCAAAGACACTGAGATCATGACTTCTCCAAAAGAGAAGGAGGCTTTCAGTGAATTAGCCGGTAGAGCTAGAGATGCTTTCCGTGCAGCTGGCGAGATTACAGGTGGTGAAAAAGAAAATAGGTTCTTGAACAACATGAAGGATGCATACCGTACTGAGTATGCAACTGCAGTTATCACTGCCGGTGTTGAAAGCCCTGAGCAAGCACACGACATTGCTTTGAAAAGGGTTTTAGATCGAAGCAGGACTGATAAATATGGTGGTCTTGCTGACCCACCTACCATATCATTTGACGAGAAGAAAGTTGAAAATTTCAAGAAAGCTAAAACTGCGCTTCAAAATGACACTAGCATTTATCAGCCTCTTCCTGGTCTTGAATCCGCTCTACAGCAGCTACAGCAATACCAACGACGCGGGAAAAGCACACTCCCATTTGAGTTCAAACAACTTGCTCAAGGCTTAGGTGGGATCAGTGGTTGGGATTTAGCCGCTGCTCAATATGCAGCACACGGCTATGGCCAACTTGACAAACCACAAATTGAGCAAGATGTCGATAAGATGTCACCCCTTGTGCGTGGACTGCTCCGCGATTACAACACGCCTAGCAGAACTCTTCGTGCTCAAATCGAAACGAAAGACGCACCATTTTTCTTGGAGCTTGTCAAAAACAAAGAAAGCAAAGCTTACGGTGAGTACGATGCTATGAACACTGGTGGTTCTAATCGTGGTCACACCGCACACGGATCTGCAAATAGCAAAGACGTGTTCGACAAGCCGCTAACCCAGATGACCATTGGTGAAGTGATGGAACTGCAACGGCAGCAAAAACTGTTCGCTGCTGGCGCATACCAGATCATTCCTGGTACCATGCGTGGTATCTTCCCGTCAACCGGACTCAGCAAAGATGACTTGTTTGACAAAGCTGCCCAAGACAAACTAGCACTTGCCCTTTATCGTCGCCGTGTCACCTGGCATGGTACTAACAAATACAACTTAATGTCTGGACTTAGGAATGAGTGGATCGGTCTTCAGTATGTTGAAGACGACGTCTTGCTCAAATCTATTGAAGGTATGTCGCCTTACAACCAACCCCAAAACGTTCTTCCTGCTCTGAGGGGAGGTAAATAATGTTAGAACCTACTTTTGTAGATAAGGAGCTTCTCAACACTTCTGTAGAGCTTGGAGAGGAACAAGTCAAACAGCAAGAGGAAAAGGCGCGAGCTGAAGAAGAAAGGCAGCGCCGAGAACTTGAAGCTAAAAAGGTTGAAGAGGAAAAAAATGACGTAGGTGAAGAGCTTCGTAACGCTTTCACTGGCGGCATTCGTGACACTGCAAGCTCCCTTGTGACCCTTCCCGAACGTGTCGGTGACATGTTCAGTGGTGAGATGGCACGTGAAGGTGACGATTACGAGCCTGAGTTCAACCCCCTTGGTGGGGACATGAATCCTGTCACGCAAACCTGGTGGGGCAACGCTATTCGTGGTGTTGTCCACTTCGGTACCATGGCTGCTGGTGTAGTTGTCGGTGCTAAAGGCGTCGCTGCTGCTGGCATCGGTGGTGGTATCAGTGCAGGTGCTTCGTGGATTGCAGGTACTGGTGTTACTGGTGTCGGTGCAGGGCTTGCCCGTGGTGCTGTTATTGGTGCTGCTGGTGACCTTGTGTCTGAGTATTCTCAAGATCACAACATGCTGGGACAACTGCGTGATCACAACGCAGCCCTAGACACCCCACTTGCTACCAAAGACACTGATCACCCTGCCATCAAAACCCTTAAAAACGTTGTTGAGGGTATGGGTATTGGTGTGATTGCTGACGGTGTAGTCCAGGCAATCGGTCGTTCTCGGATGGCTAGTAAGACAAAAGTTCCTGCCAAACCTGATCGTGAAGCATTGACTAGTGCTGATAAGGTCACTGGTATGCAGCGGGCTAAAGCTGAAGAGACCGCCAAAGCTGCTGTCGAAAAGAAACTACGTCAAGACACTGCTCTGTACTTGCAAAAGAAAGGTGTTGACTTTAATAAGTTGACTCCTGATCTGCAGGTTGAGCAGATGATGGCAACTAAGAAGCGTAACAAAAGCGGCGCTTACGACAGCTGGAACCCAGTTGAAGACGCAGAACAACGTGCAACCCGCAAGGTTGAAGAACGTAACAAGTCAGTCGAAGACCAGACCGTTGAGAAAGGTCGGATTGAGATGGAAGAGGATGGCTTTAGGGGTCACAAAAACAAGCCTATTGCCGATGCCCATCAAGGTTCTCCTAACTCCGGTGCCAACGTCTATGACGTGCAAAAGCAGGTTGACCGTACCCACAAAGAATGGGGTGCGTCCGATGGCTCTACTGACAACATCCTGACTACTGCACAAGCAGAACGGATTGCTAACGAAGGCTTTGAAGGCAACACCACACTTGTACAAGATCTTGCACGTGAACTGTTTGGTGAGGTTCGTTTCAAGGCTCTGCTCAAAGAGCTGCGTGACAACAACCGTGACCTGAACGAGTTTTTTAAGGATTCTTTGGAAAGTGCACAGCTCATTGCTGGTGGTCGTGATGCTGGTTCTGACACTCCTATGGAGTTTTGGAAGAAAGTTTATGATGCTGACCCTGCACAAACCGGTACTGGTGTAAGCGGTAAAACCGAAAACATCGAATATTGGTCGATTGAAAACGTTGTTGCTGCAGACCTTGTCAACACTTCGTTGTTTAGGAAACTGCGTGACCTTTCTATTGCCTCTACAGAAATCAGGGGTGTTCTTGACATTACTGATGTCGATGGCCCTGTCAAGTCGATCTACGACAACCTGATTGTCGGTTTGACTGAAACCAAGCGTTCTCGTTACATCATCAGTAGGGAGTTTAATTCGCTGAAGGCTCAGGATCCCAAGCTTGCTGCACGTAAGTACAAAGAGACTCTGTCTGAGATCCACGCTACGACCAAAGCACAAGTTGACATGATGCTTGACCTTGCACGTCAGGCTCCTACTGATGACTTCCTGCACGCTGTGTTGGAAGCCTTCTCCATGTCTAACAAGATCACCAACTGGATGGACTTTGATGCCTTTATGCAGCGCCGTCTGCTAGGCGAAACGACTGAAAGTGGTGTCAAAAAGACTGGTCAGTTGATCCGTGAACTGCAAGGTGTCATGATCAACAGTGTGTTGAGTGGTCCTAAGACCCCTGTCCGCGCAATCATGGGTACCAGCACTGCTGTGTTTACCCGTCCTATGGCGCAGATGTTTGGTGGTTTGATGAACTACGCAGCCACTGGATTCAAAGACGCAACTACCATGCGTACTGCGTTGGCTTCTGCTAACGCCATGATCCAGACTGTCCCTGAAGCAGCCAAATACTTCAAGACCCGTGTAGCTGCGTATTGGTCTGGTGAACTTACCACTACCAAAACTCGCTATGCAGAGTACAGCCAAGCTGACGAACAGTGGGAGCTGATGAAGCATTGGGCTGAGACCCGTGGTACTGACGGTGATAAGGCAGCATTCCGTATCACTAACATCGCACGTAGCCTTAATGACAACAGTTTCTTGACCTATTCAACGAAGCTGATGGCAGCTACTGACGATGCCTTTACCATGATTCTTGCTCGTGCAAGGGCAAAAGAACGTGCAATGATTGCAGCGTTTGACGCTAAAAACACTGGTGTCATTCCTGACA